GGGCGGTACGTGGCGCCAATCGTGGCCGTGGGCGTACCAGTAGCCTAGTTGCCACAGTTTATGCAGCCGCATACGGCCTCCGCAGTTGATAGCGAGCGTATCGCTTGCCGTTCTTTGTTTCGTTAATGCACTCAATATCCATGCCCTCTCGCCGTAGGTCGGCGATTCGAGCAGCAAGGCGGAAACAGCCATAATCCTGCAAGGCATCGAGCGGGGTGAGTGACCGCCCTAGAATTAGGGCGGCTCTAATCTGGTCATTCTGCGACATCGGCAGGATCTCCTATGTTCACCTCTTCAACGTCCCAATCGAGTTGATCGTGTTTTGTGTAGCCCGCTCGGACGATGTGCAAGGCGATCTCGGCAGCGTCGTCCTCGTCGCGTGCCTCAACGGTCACGATTTCTTGAATAGAGGTGAATAGCACCACGTCAAAGGTTTTCATGCGACCTCCTCGTCGAAAGCGGCGACTTCACCAATTCGCTCCACGACCTCGCGCACGACTTGCGTGCATTCGGCTTCGGTCGGGCGCTTCGACCAGCGGTGTTCGATGTGGTGGTCAGTCACCCAAACCCAACCACCCCAAACTGCTTTCGCGTAGCCTTTTAGATTGTTCATGCGGCCTCCGTTTTCTTTTTAACGTCTTCGATGAAGTCTTCAGCGTGTACCACCCCGAGATGGTCAAACGACTCGTCGTCGTCGTCCCATGTCTCCACGGCTATCTCGTGGGCTTCCTCGGCTGTAGCGGCCTCCACTTCTAATTGGTAAGCGTGATGTTCTACGCGGCAGAGCGTGACAATAAAGCGGCTCATGTGTTTTCTCCTGTGGCTTTTGCGATTGCGGCTCGAACCTTGGCAAGTGGTGACTCGGGGTCGATGTTGGCTGTCTGGTCGCGTGACCAGATCGCTTCAACCATTTGCAGAGCGGCAAGCAAGTCTGGAGCCGCAGACAATAGGTCGCCGGTGTATTTGCCTTTGCGTAGGCCAATGACTTCGATTTTCATGCGGCCTCCTGCGCGTTGGTCACTTCAATGGTTGGCGTCCAGCCTGACTCGCACACCCAGTAGTAGTCATCGCCAAAACCACCACCGTGGTAGGTGCCTGACCAGCCCAGGCGCTCCACAAGGGCTTGCGCGACCCTGGCATGATCCTGGTCAAAGTCCAGCGAGTAGTCACGCGGTAACGTGAGCGAGCCAGCCTCACACGATGCGGTGATGCGTGAGCCGCGGGTATTGGTTGCGCCGTGGTAACGGGTACGAATTGCTTGCATGATTGTTTCTCCTAGTTAGTTATTAGTTGCGGGCGTAGTCGATCAAGGCGGCGATACCAGCAGCGGTGATGCCACCGGCTCCGAGTGTAAATGAATCTATTACAAAGGCAACACAAGCGAGGGTGAAGCCTACAAAGACGACAGAGTTAAGGAAGTGAGTCACGATTGCACCTTCTGGTAGTCAGCGTGAAAGATGCCAACAGAGTAGGCGAGAGAACTTAACGCCCACATCTTGGCGGCTCGGTAGTCCTCACGCTCGACGGCGCGTAACGCATCGTTAAGGCAGACTCGGGCAGATGAATCCATCAATGCTCCGTTGCCGATATGTTTACGGGCGAGGATGATTGCCTTGTTTGCTTCTGTGATCATTGCTAGTTGCTCCGTGATTAGAAGTTGAACAGCGAGCGCAAGCCAGGAACGTTTGCGTCTTTGCTCTTAACGTTGCGGAATTGCATCTCAGCAACTGAGCCGCACTTCACGCCGTTATCGGTTTCGTAGAAGCAAACCCGATCAGCAAGTTTGCGGCCAATGGTGTAGTAACTACCGAAACAATAGACACGCTTGCCCTCAGCCTTCAGCGCTTGGCTGATGTGGTAGGCGCTGAGGCCTTTGTCGATCATGGCTTGAATCTTTTTAATAGTCTGGATGCTCATGATTGCTTCTCCTGCGCCATGAAGGCGGCATAAGCGCGAGCATTGGCGCGACCGATGATCTTGCCTAAATTCTGATGTGCAAGCGTTACAGCCTGAAACAGCGATGGTGCGGTGACGGTTAGTTGGTAGTGATCGCCTACTTTGTCGGTTGGCTTGAAAGCGACTTCATATTGAGTCATGTGCGATTGCTCCGTGTTTATGTTGTCAACATGGATAGCCTAGAGACTTTCGCTGAGGCTGTAAACAAGTTTTTTACAGGCACTCTGTTAGGCAAGGCTGAAAAGGCTGAGACTGTGGATAACTTGTGGATCACTCTATTAGAGACGATTTCAGAGCAAACCAATGGCAAGGCTAAGGGTTGCTCGATGTCCGCTGTAAAACGTTTTATGACGGTTTGGCAAAAAATGGTTACTTACGCGAAAGTGGCTGAAAAATGAGGGAGATCGAGGAGTGTTAGTAAAAAAGAGAGTTTCTAGCCTGATTCGTAAAAATGTACCGTGTAGAAAACTAACTTAAAAAAAATGACTACTTACTAACATCACTGACAGAGTCACCGCTTCCGCCCACCTTGTTGCACCCACGCAACAGTACCGTTGCACAAAAACAACAGTCATGACCATGTTGCAAAAACGCAACGTGTTGCATCCACGCAACATAACGTATTGCAAACGATTCTCTTACGCATAACGATAACCATTCGCGTCTAGGGTTGTGGTACACGCACAACAGGGTGTTGTGGCAAAACAACAGGGGGGGTGGGGCCATGGGTCGCCCGGTCACGATTACGATGCCCTCACAAAAACTTTTTTATTTTTTTTACATCCATCCCCCTCCCTGCTAACATTCCTTTTGCAACGTCTGACCAGATGCGCTGGTAGCGACCGAGAGGTAACTGAAGGAAGGATTCCATCATCTAAGGCACTAAACGTATCCCTAGACGCTTCCGCCTCGGCACACAGGCTCCACGGTTGTTGGAGATCGCGGCCTCCCGGCAGGATCACCCTGCACGTTGCTGCTCGCCAGAGCAGGCTAGTTGGGCATAGCCCAATCTGCTCTTCCTTCCCTGCCAAACCTTCTGTTACAGTCTCGGTATGCCGATACAGATGTCTGAGGCAGAGTGGTTAGAGTTTGCTGCCAAGGCTTTGGTATGCCGCTCTTGCTTCTGGGCTGCTGAGGTGACTAAGGTTGCTGAGAAGGTCTGGTGTGCCCATGCCACCCACCACGGCTGGATGTCTGACGTTCCCGCCTGTTCTGGCAAAGAGTTCCGGTATGAACCTCGTAACAGAATCCTTTAAGTCCATTCCTTTTGCGCCTCGTGAACTGAAGGCATCGCCGGAGGTTCTGCAAAAGATTTACGATGCCGCCAAACTCGGGCTAAAAGGTGATGCCTTGGCCTTTGCGGCTGGGTTGCTGCCCGTCGAGTACCGTAGACTCTGCCAGTTAGATAACGCGGCCGCGGTCGCCGAGGGGAAAGGTCGTGCGGACTCTGAGGTTGAGGCGGCGACTCAATTGCGCTCTGCCGCGCTTGAGGGAGATAGCAAGGCAGCCCTCGCCCTGCTTACCCACCTTCACGGATGGGTCGCCAAGCAGCAAGTCCAAGTGGACATTAAATCCCAGATTAGTATTGTCGCCGCGCTGCAAGAGGCAGAATCTCGCGTCTTGGCGGGCCGCGTATTTGACGCTACGCCGGATCAATTAGCGCATGAGGCTACTGAGCCGCTAACCCTGAAGGACGAACGTGCAACAGCCGATCTATAGCCCCGAAGAAGAAGAGTTGCTGATGAGCAAACTCTGGTCGCCCGTGATTAAGGACGACCCAGAGGCCTTCGTGCTACTCGCTTTCCCTTGGGGCCAGAAAGGCACGCCTTTAGAACACTTCAAGGGTCCGCGTAAGTGGCAGCGGGAAATCCTGCGCGATATCGCCGCCCACACTGCGAAGAATAAGGCCGCAACCTCCTACGAAGTCCTGCGTATGGCAACGGCTTCGGGTCGCGGTATCGGTAAGTCTGCGCTCGTGTCGTGGCTTATCCTCTGGATGCTGAGTACCCGCATAGGCTCAACGACCATTGTGTCGGCTAACTCGGAAGCGCAGTTACGCTCGATCACATGGGCAGAAATTACTAAGTGGGCAGCGCTCCTCATCAACTCGCATTGGTTTGAAATTAGCGCCACCCGCGTGATGCCTGCTAAGTGGCTCGCCGAACTCGTTGAACGTGACCTCAAGAAAGGTACTCGTTACTGGTCCGTCGAAGGTCGCCTGTGGTCGGAAGAGAACCCCGACTCGTATGCCGGTGTCCACAACTTCGACGGCGTTATGGTGATCTTCGACGAAGCCAGCGGTATCCCTGACCCCATCTGGTCGGTGACGGCAGGCTTCTTTACGGAGAACACCCCGCACCGTTTCTGGCTGTCGTTCAGCAACCCCCGTCGTAACGAGGGCTATTTCTTCGAAGCGTTCCACTCTAAGCGTGCGTTCTGGAACACCCGCAACATCGACGCTCGCACCGTTGAAGAAACCGATAAGTCGGTGTATCAACAGATCATCGACGAATACGGCATCGACTCACCCCAAGCCAAGGTGGAAGTCTATGGTGAATTTCCGTCTGAAGGAGACGATCAATTCATACCGCCAAGCCTTGTGGATTTGGCGATGTCGCGTAGCAAGTACAAGGATGAGACGGCGCCTATTGTTATTGGAGTCGATCCGGCTCGCAGCGGAGCGG